ACGAAGGCTGAAGGTATGAAGGCGATGATGCCTGCGCTTGCGGCTATTGGTATGCCAGACCCGATGGTTATTTCATCCGGCAATGGTGTGCACTTGTATTGGCCACTGACACAGGCTGTGAGTAGGGAACACTGGGAGAAAGCCTCCATTGCATTTCGCATCGCATTGGAAGAACAGGGAGTTGTAATTGACACATCAAAGATTCATGACCCATCAATGGTTCTACGCCCCGTCGGCACGCATCATAAGAAGCAACAGCCATGGAAGGAAGTCAAGTGTGTTGCGGACTGCCCAGACTACGATCCTGCTTCGCTCTTCACGATCCTTAAGCCTTGGTTTAACAAAGGGCCTGTCGCAAAGAAAGCAACTGCGTCACGCAAGGGTGGGAAGTCATCAATACTCGATGCAGTGCTTAACTCAAATGATGTCAACCTCGATGCAGTCGCAAGCCGATGCAATCAGGTCAAGGCGCTTGTCGAATCTGGGGGCGTACTGGATGCTGTTGGTCGGAATGTCGATGAGCCTTTATGGCGTGCTTCGCTTGGTCTGGCCAAACACTGCGTAGATGTCAAAGAAGCTGTCATCAAGATTGCAGGGAAGCACCCTGACTTTGATCTCGATGCAAGCATGGCCAAGCTTGATGGTTGGAAGGGCACTGGCCCTACGACATGTGCGAAGTTTGAGCAGTTCTGTGCGAAGGGTTGCGAGGGATGCCCGAGCCGTGGAAACATTACAAGCCCTGCGCAGTTGTCCGTTGTAACTGAGATTGAGGTCGTCACTGAGGCAGGTGAAGAATTCACGTTCACACTACCCAAGGGCTATGCGATTCAGAACAACAACATCATGCGCGAGGTCAAGACTGAAATCACGACGACCGATGCAAATGGCAATGAAGTCGCGCAAGAGGTCATTGAGTTCGACCACGTCAGCCCTTACGAGATGCACATCACTGGTGTGTACCATGACCCTGCGAGTCGTAAGTCTGCGTTCAGGTTGTTGACAAAATACCCGATGACTGGATGGAAGGAAACCGAACACGAGATTGTTGTGCTTGCATCAATCGGCAAGGACTTCTCAGGATTTTTATTGAACCAACAAATCTACATCAAGAACGCAGGACAACAGGAAAAAGTACGGAGCTATTTAATGGACTATTTATCTATGGTGCAACAACAAGCGCCCACAGGTTTGGACTTCATCAACTTCGGTTGGCAAGAGGATGGATCGTTTATGTGCGGCCAAACAATACTTGGCTCAAGCATTGGTGCAACAGACACACGTCTGCGTGGCCCTGCCGCTACCTACGCTAAGCTCATTGGCCCGCATGGTGAACGCTCTGAGTTTATTCGCGCGATGGAGATGCTGAACTTGCCCGGCACTGATAACATTCGTGCGTCACTGCTGACTGGAACCGTTGGCATCCTTGGTCAAGTGGCGGGTAACGCTACAGCCATCGTATCAGTTTACTCTGACCAAACAACAACTGGTAAGTCTCTGTCAATCATTGCTGTTAATAGTTTGATTGGTAAGCCGAAGGAACTGTTCCTGAACAAACAAGACTCAGCAAATGCTTTCTACGGGATACGTGGCACGCTGAATAGCTTGCCTTGCTGTCTCGATGAAGTCACGGTAGCAGACGACGAGGCTATGGCAGACATGGCTTACACGCTGAGCTCGGGCCGTGAAAAAATTACCATGACAAAAGATCGTGAGTTGCGTAAGCCTGCTACATGGTGCGGGCCAACTCACATGTCATCTAACTATTCGCTGTACAACAAATTCGAAAACGCGCGTTCAGGCAATGACCCGTTGAAGGCGCGTTGCTTAGAGTTCCATCAACACGATCGTTTGTTTGTCGCAACACGTGAAGACGGGCTTAGCAATGGCTCTGACTTCTTTGCCCTGCTTGAGAAGAATAACGGATGGGCATTCCCTGAGCTTGTGCAAGTGGTGCTCGACAAGGGTGGCCCAGAACCTGTGTGGAAGTGGGCTGAGGCGTCGTTCAATAAAGAGTTCGGTTTTCTGTTCGAGCCACAGGAACGCTTCTATAGAACGCTACTCATTGCATCATGGGGCATGGGACGCATTGGTCAGGCTCTGGGCTTGTTCCCGTTCGATATCAAGGCAACCATTGAGTACATGATTGAGCGCGTTAAGCAGACTCGTCAGGCGGCCATCGACAGTAAGTCTGACGTGTTCGACACCATTGGCCAATTCCTGATGGAACACAATGACCGCTTGGTGCATTGCACAGAGGTGTACGGCTCTGGCAAAGAACAGGTGACTCAACCCGCTCCAGATAAAGCCGTTGCACGTATCAAGGTTGTCTATGATGCAAAGACCCCGGTCATGCCCGGTAGCGTGGCGGCGCTTAACTTGGCATTGTTCAGGTCATGGCTCAACAGAACCAGTGACAGCCTTGATCGTATTGAGCGTGAGTTGCAGGCCAACGGGGCTTTGATCTCCAAGCGCGAGCGTGTGACTGTGTTCAAAGGATGCAAGGACAGAAGCCCCGGCCAGACTCACTGCTTAATGGTGAATCTGAACCATCCTCGTTTCGTGTCGACGCTGACCGGCACAGCCTCTAGGGAACAAAGCCCTGTGCTACTGGCTGTTCTAAATGGCGCGGCTGTGGGACAATAAGCCATCTTTTGTGAGGACAACATCATGCCACGTGACTACAAGAAAGAGTACGCCAACTACCAAGGCAAACCTGAACAGATCGCTAACCGAGCTGACCGCAACGCGGCACGTCGGCATATGGAAAAGAAAGGCGTCGTCCGCAAGGGCGATGGCCTCGACGTCGATCATAAGAAACCCATTGCAAAGGGCGGTGGAAACGGCGGAGGTAACCTCCGCGCAGTTCCTAAGTCTGCGAATCGTTCGTTTGCACGAACACGTTCAGCAGGGATGAAGTAATTACTTCTTCTTAGCAGTCTTTGCAGACTTGATGAAGTCAGCTTTAGTGGGAGCGCCTTTGCTCCCTACCTTACGCATCTTTTCGCCAGAGCCTTCGGCTATACGCTTTTGCTTGGCGTTGATGTTGGCATAGAGACCGGGTTTCACTTCTTAGCCTTCATTGCACAGCCGCCAGCTTTTGCGCACTTAGCGGGAGTGGGGCAGCCCTTGCAAGGTTTGAACATGATTGTCTTTTTCATGATGTACTCACTTCATCTTAGAGGTTGATTTCTTACCTTCGTGCTTCTTCTCCATAGCGGCATAAGCCTTTTTGGAAGGAGCCATCTTCTTCTCTTTAGCTTCCATGGCTTTGGACTCGCCTTTGCCAAATGGGTTCATCTTCTTACCGTACATAGTCATCTCCAGTTAGGGTTAACATTTCCACGCACGCAACGACTTGTTGATGCGGCTGTTGGGGTCTTTAGCAGTTTTTGCACTGGTCAGTTTCTCCTTCATGCCTTCCATTCTGGCACAGAATGAGTCACGTCGTGGGCCACCCTCTGGTTGAGGAGCCTTGAGTCCCGGCTTGCCGGGATTTGCTTTGTTGTATGATGCACGCCCCTTAGCATTGAGCCCGCCCTTTTCGGACTTGCCCTCTTTACGTTGCCATGCTGGTGTCTTAGCCATTACTCTTCTCCTCGTGCTTTGTCTAATCTTTCTTGCATGCGGGTCTGCAAGTCGTCTAAGGTTTTGTCTAACGCATCATAATCTGGGTAGCCCTTTCGGTACTCCTCACGCTTTGCTTTGTTCATAGCTGTCTTGAAATCGTTCGTAATGCGCTTTTGAATGTTTTCGTTTTGTGCGGCTTGCTCGCCTTCGTTGTAGTCATAGAACTTAAGACCGAACGCACGGGCAATAAACAATGACGATGGCTCCGCACCAGTGATACCAGTTTTTTCGTCTACTAAATCGTTGACCTTCTCGATATTCTTAGAGCTGAACAACGGGATCGTCGCAGTGTCGTATGTGAACTTCGCAGCAGTCCACAACTTTTGCCATTCGGTATCAGTTGGCTGATGTAAGGATTTACCCGTATATGGGTCGACACCACCAACAAGGCCAAGGATAGCGCTTACAAACGGGCCACTAGGGGATACTGATGCAGGTACCCATGATTGCCCCGCCAAGCCATTTGGCAAGCCTCGAGTAAACGTAGATGTGGGGAAGTAGTCACCCAGTTTATAGTACACAGGATTCTGATCGTCGCCCATGAATGGGATGCGGACATGTGTGTATGGGCCAATAGAACCAAACATACGCTCGCGCAATGACTCTGGCCCATCAAGACGCTTTTCTTCATCGTCATCTCCTGCGGCGGCACTCATTGCGGCTTCAAGAATCATATAAGCCGTCAGTACATTTGCAAGTTTCCAAGGCTCGTAGACCGCAATACGGCCAATAACTGGGGCCATGGCGTACACCCATGATACGAAAGGCAGAACAGTCTGACGACTTATTTTGACAGCCTTAGAGTCGATGTCGTAGTCACCGAAGGCTTTGCGAGCAAATAGACCTGCTTCCTGCATCATTTCAGGGGTAGGTGTTTTTAGCCCTGCACGGTTTTGCAGAGCGCCAGCGGTCTTTAAGAACGCAGCCAGACGGAAGATGTTGTCCTCTGCGGCGTACATCTGTGAAGTGACATCGTCGAGCTTATCAACAAATTTGCCGCCCTTTGCGACTTGCTTTGCAATCCACTCAGCTTTGGACTTCTCAACGTTAAGCCAGCCACCAACTCGGCGCATTAAAGAAACGTCTTCACCACCACGGAGGTTGGCGGCGTGAGCTTGGTACAGAGCTTCCTTAACTTCAGCGCTGGAGTAGTCAGCCAACATGGCACCGGAGTCCCGGAAAGCCATCATTAACGCAAGATCGTTTTTGTTCAACGACTTAGGGTTAGCTTCGTACTTAGCCAAAATCTGAGACGCTTCCATCATCGTAGAGAACGAGATGTCGTGCATCATGGCCATTGTGACGTTGGATGCAGTGTTAGTGACGTGCGTACCAAAGTTCCAGACAGTCTTGGACTTCTTAAACCAACGCATGGTATTGTTGGCGGCACGCCAGTTCACTACAGGCTGCCTGTCAGACATGTCGCCCATGGCGTTCCATACTGGGCCGGGGATGTATTTGCCAGACAGTTCGCCATAGACAGGTGAGCCTTCAGGAATCTTTACCCATGTGCCAGATTGGCGGTACAAAGCTTTGGTCTGTGGAGACCTTGAAATCTCGCGTGAGATCGGCAGTACTTGGGTTTCCAGTACATTGGTGCCGAACGCTTTATTTAGTTCCTCCAAGCTGTCGAAAGCAACCTGCGCGTGAGCGCTGTCACCGCGACCCATGTCGTACACAGACTTGATGAAGTTCTTGCTGGCGTAGTTGTTAGCCAAAGCTGCAATCGTGTTGCGTAAGGCGTTGGCTACGTCGTCAGCTTTCTGATTTGCAATTTTGTCTTTGGCTGTCGTGTTGGTAACAAAAGAATACTTTTTATCCTTCATGCCTTCGAACAACCATTTACGTGATGTATCGACAACAAAGCCCATTGGGTTTGCATTGTTAAGTTCCGCAAAGCGTGCGGCGGAGATAAATCCAGCAGGCACCATGCCGCCTTTGGCCGTTAGGTTATTAGCCTCGAAAACGCGGTATGCGTCGCCGTCCATGACGAGGTCTCCGTTGTCGTCTTTTTGGAACCAGTCAGAATCAAGCTCAGTTTCGCTTTCACGTTTTAGCCCTAGTACCTCATTGATCTTACCAAGTCCAAAGGTTTGTCCAGCCACTTGCTCGGTGCGTTCTGGGAACAACAACGTTTCAGAAAACTTGCGGCTGTTAAAGTACTTCTGCTCGACAGGCGTTAGCTCTGCTACATAAAGCTTAAACCACGCATCGAGCTTGTCGGCTACGGCCTTGAGCTTAAGAGAATCTGGCAACTTATCCAATGCTTGCTTGTTACCATCGAGGTAGGCAAACAAAGAATTAACTTCTTCGGCAGGGCGACGTGCAATGACATTGGCCAAATCCTCTGCGTACTGGTAGCCAATGCCCTTGTTGAGCTTATACCGATCCATGATCTGGGACACAGTGTTGCTCACGTTGTAACGTGAGTTGATCCATCCCAAGACGATCTCAGTACCGGGGAAGTTCTTAGAGATAAACTCCCGCATCTTGTCACCAGCTTTGCCAGTGAGCTTTTCCATGTTGGCTTGATTCCAACCTACAACCTCAAACCCACGTTGCATCAGTTGCAATTGCACAGCGTTGGACTTGTTGTAGCGGCTGTAGTCCTGTTCTGTAACGCCTAGAGCGTTGGCGACTTTAGCGTCAGATAAAGACCTTGTAGTTTCAACAGCCGCTTTCAATACGTTACCTGTACTTGGTGCTGTTTGCTCTGCGGCACGTGCAGCTTCCAACAGCTTAAACGTGTTCTCCATGACGTCGGAAGCAACGGATTGCTTAATGCCAAGCATACGGCGAACCAAAGCGTATACGAGCTCCATGGTGTCGTTTGCAAACTTAATAAAGGTGCGAGGTGCGTTGCTCTCCATACCTTGCAGTGCGCGACGGAAGTCGTTAAGGGTGTTCCCGTAAGACACAAGTTCAAGCACAGCGTCTAGCTCAGCGGTCTTGGATTTACTTGCCAATACCTTTTTCAGCACGCCCTGCACTTCTGCGGCTTTAGGCGGTAGCTTTGCCGTGTCGAAATTGACCACGCGCATGAGAGAGGCTTTGAGGTCAGCCACGAGTTGCGATGTTGGGTTGCTGTAGACATACCACTGAAGTGCTCCGTGCAAGGCTTCGTGCAAAGCTACTTCCCTACTGCTCGTTCTATTAATTGTGATGGTGTTGGTTTTGGGGTCATACTGGCCTTTACCGTCATCAGTGAACACAATTTTGATGTCACGTTTACCGGCAACAGCGCGTTTGATGGCCAGCCCCAATGTCTTCTCAAATGGAGTCCCAGTAGTACGGATGTAGTTCAGGATACCGTTGATACCCGTCTCCACTGGCCCTTTACCAAATGTTGCATATCCTTCAGTAGCTGCTTCCACAAGCTGTGGAGCAGCACCCCTTGCTGTAGATTCCCGTGACTGCCGGACTTCATTAGGGTTTGTAGCAAGTAGATCAGGTTCGCCTATAAAAGACTCACTCTTTGCTGCCGCCCATGCGCGGGACAAACGTATATCAGCACGTTCAAAAGTTTGATCTCCACGTCGTTCTTTTTGTGCGCGGTCTTTTACAAACCGGACAATCGCTTCGACATCTTTGGCGTTGCCGCCAACAGCTTCGCCTAGCTTAGCCAAGGCCGCACGTACCTCGTTTGCATTTGCCTTCATGGCAACTGCGCGGTTGGCTATGACTTGGTCTGCGGTTTCGTCGTTACCAATAATGTCAGGCTGATCTTTTCCGGTACGTACTAAATTCTGTGTTGAATAAGTTTCATACGTTTCAGCAAAATTACGTGCGGCTTCAGCAATCTGTTTTACCTTGTCACCATATTTAGCCGTGGCAGCTTCGTCTTTTTCGACAGACTTAGCCTTGCGCACCATGACACCAGATTTTGGACTTACGATAGCATTTCGGATCGCGGCGTACACTTGTGCAGGCATAGAAGGTTTACCCGGAGCTTTTCCAGTTTCACCCTTAACTGCTGCAAACAGGTTATCAGTCTTCTGATCTTCGGCTTCAATTGCTTTGAGGACTGTGTCGATCTCGTTGTCTTCTTTGATGGCCTCGGAAACGTTCTTAGGGCCAACTGTAGCCGCGGCTACTGGGGCAACGGCTGTGGCAGGTTTTTGTCCTTGCGTTTTTGTTTTGACGGTTTTAGAGGTTTTAGCGCCATCTTTGGTAACAGGAGGAGTAGAAGAAACGCCTGCCACAACTGGTGCGGCAGGCAAAGGGGCCGCTTGCGCAACCAAAGGAGAAACTTGTGCGGGGCGTGTCTCAACTTGCTGCAGTTGAGGTGCTGCTTGGAAAATGCCGGGCGCGATCTGTCCGATACCGGGTGCACCTTCGACGGGTGTAATACGGGGGATTTCGCGACCGAGCCCTTGAGGCGCGTTGTACGCTGTCAGGTCTTGAGGTTCATTTGTTTCGACTTGCGTCAAGCCGCCAAGCAATGCAGGCTGGCGTTGCACAGTGTTTGATTGCAGAAGGTCTTGTTCCTGCAGGCCAAAATTAACAGCAGCGTACTGCCCAAAAATAGCGTTGGCTTGCTCGATAGCCGCGTCGTTTTGTTCCTGCGATAAATTGCCTTGTTGTATAGCGCCGACCAATTGCACGAGTTGTTCACGGTCAGTGTCTGAAATCTTTGGGGCTATTTCAGGGTCAGTCAGAGCGTAGGAAATGTCTGCGAGCGGGGTCTCTTTGCCGCCCTCGATAATTTCGTCTTCCTGTTTCTTTAGCTGCTGCATACCGGCAGCGTCTTCACGGTATTGACGTTCGAACCATACCTCGGAATCTGACGCAGAGACGCCTTGCTTTTGGGCTTCATCGATAATCATGCGACGAGCGGCGGTCTGCTGTTCGGGGGTTGTGTTTTCCCCATACAACATCTGGTTCAGGGCTTCTGCTTGTTTTGCACGGCGAACGTGACCGCCTAAAGCCAGAGGGCCAAGCAACATGGTTAAGCCAAAGCCACCTAGTGCAGACTGCTTAGCCATCTCACCGAGGTCTTCAGGAGCGGCACCATAGGCACGCTCCACCAAGGAACTACCCACGTCTTGAGCGACTTCTGTGCCCGGCTGCACTACGGCGTTTACGGCCATACCTTTGAGGAACGGTCTAGCAACAGCAGTATCAGTCAGAGCACCAGCAACGCCAGCTGTAGTCTTAGGGGCAGCGCCAAGGGCAGTAGCCAGCGGACGAGCAGCGCGAAGGCCGACAGCCGTAGCAACACCTTCTAGCGGGCCTTGAATCAGGCCAACACGGCGAGCCGCTGCCGTAGCAGCTTCTTGGTCACCTGTTTGTTCAAGAATTTTGTCGTAG